AACCGGAAAGTGACGATTTTTACAAGCAATGAATCACTGGAAACTTTGCAGTACGATGACCGGATCACAAACCGGATCAAGGAGCGGACCTATCAGATCGCGTTTCCGGAAGAATCGGTTCGGGACCACATTGCAGAGCGGCACAGGGAAGAGATGATTGAGTGTATGAGTAGATGGAACAAAACGAAAAAGCAAACACGGAGGTAACAAGTATGTACGAAGTAATCAATGAGGAATTAGGTATCAAGGCATGCAAATTGGCTGATTTAACGGCAGATCAGGTAAATCGCTTTCTGGGACTTTGGGAAGATGGCGTGAGGATTGGAACACTCACGGTTTTTTTTGAGAATGAGACGGGGGATTTGGTTTTGAATAAGGACAACGAGATGTATGACACATATAAGGAACTTGCAGAAACATATATGGGGGCCTCACCAGATCGTCGTAGCGAGATATGGGCAATGTGCCCGATGTCATTGAATGAAACGCTTAAGGTAATGGAAAATTGTTTGAAATTTCGAAAAACGGAAAAGGAATTGTTCAGAGCAAGAAGCAATTACATTTCAAGTGAGCAGTCGTATGTGATTTTGGGTGAAATCTGTAAGAAATATGACATGACAGCCGCAGCAAGTATTGCATTTCGATATGGCATTATGCAGGGAAAGCGCATGGAGAGAGCAAAAAAGAAAAGACAATCCGCTATCGCTTAACCAGCACAAGGAGTACCTTGTAAGCTGATTATAGGGGATTTCGAAGCTGAAAGCAGGAGAAAAGGAGAAAAAGTAATTTATGAATGATTTAGTAAAAGTAAATTTTGATACACAGACCGTATCAGCAAGAGAATTGCATGAGCAGTTACATATTAAAACTGCATTCAAGGATTGGTTTCCAAGAATGTGCGAATACGGATTTGAAGAGGGGAAAGACTTTTGCTCAAAAATGAGCGAAACCTCTGAAAAAGGTGGAAGACCAGCTAAAGATGCGGATATTTCGGTTGACATGGCAAAACAGATTTGTATGATACAGAGAACACCAGAGGGCAAGGCTGTACGTCAATATCTTGTTGATTTAGAAAAAGCATGGAATACTCCAGAGCAGGTCATGGCGCGAGCGTTAAAAATAGCAAATCAGAGCATTGAAACTCTGAAAACAAAAAATATTGCATTAGTAGCAGCCAATGAACGTATGCGCCCTAAAGAGGTATTTGCGGATGCGGTGGCAACCAGTCATACATCAATTCTTATTGGAGATTTGGCAAAGCTGCTCAAACAGAATGGCGTAGATATCGGACAGAAAAGATTATTTATTTGGATGCGCGATAACGGCTATTTGATTAAAAGAAAGGGTTCTGATTGGAATATGCCAACACAGAAAAGTATGGAACTGGGATTATTTGAGGTGAAAGAGAGCACGGTAAATAATCCGGACGGTTCTATTCGGATTAATAAAACCACTAAAGTTACTGGAAAAGGACAGCAGTATTTTATTAATAAATTTCTTGGGGAGGTCGCTTAATATGCAGAAAGTCTTAAATTTTCAACAAAAAAATCCACTTTATTGTGCACAGGATTTACGAGAATATATCGGGTACATTATTGAAGATGTTATATCTGATGAATATGATTGTAATGCCAAATTGGTATTAAGAGATAAGAAAACAAATAAAAAAGTTGTATTTGATGTTGAAGGAGCACTGGATGGAGAAACAGTGTTTGTATTGAAGGAGGGGCGGCAGGATGACTGAAAGAGAATTTTATATATCTATTATTCCCAACGTGGCAGAACTAATCGTTTATCTTAAACGGATGTCGAAAGAAAAACAGCGGCAGATAAAACAGGAAATGTTGGTCGCTTGTAAAGATAGACCTGTGGCATTAAATTTCATGAAAAAATTATGGGTTGTTATAGAATCGTATTTAAATGAGGATATGGCAGCATAAGAACTGGGAAAAATAATAGGTGGACATTTTTTGCGAAAAATCGAAAGGGGGGAATGCTTATGGACGAAAATGAAGTACTCGAAATTTGCAACCAGGTAGACAGTTTCATTGCTGCAGAACTGACAGAATCCATCATGATTGGGACGAGCTATGACATGTTAGAAGCGCACTATGGCATTCTCCCGATTAGCCGGAATTGCTTTTACCGGAAGCGCCGGATTGTACAGCGGATTATGAAACAGAAGATGGGAAGGATAGAGGAAGAACAGGGCGGGCAGTTGAGGATGGTGTGGTAACAATAGAGAATGTTTTATTTACGCATGAAGTTAAAAATGATATAATTAGTATCATGAGTTGGGAGGTGCTTTTATGACAGACAAGGAAAAACTATTAGAGTGCGCAAAAAATGCGGGAATTGCAGTTGGAGATTATACAATTGCAAGGGTATATGACTATCAGAAAGTTCAATTATTCTTTAAATTATTGGGAGATTCTGTGCATTTAGGAATGGATATGGCATCGCTTACATGTTCTGGAGATGTAAAAATCCATCCGCTAGACGATGGAACTATAAGGCTAGTGGCTAGAGACAATGGATCAGACGACGATTTCAAATTTAAAGGGATGCTTTTGCTAAATTCTCAGATTAGCGATCCAAATAGTTCGCCAGAGATATTTTTTGAGTCCGATTATGATGAACAATGGCATAATCTATATGCAAAAGATGGATTCAAATACCTTGATTTTGACGATGGAAGATATTTAATATTGCAAGATGTTAATTTCGGACATTATATTTATAAAAAAGATGATATCGAACAATACCTTGATGACGAGGAAGAAGCATATTACAATGGCAAGGAACCATTTACAAAATGTAGACGTATTACTAAGAACACCTATGGTGAAATGCTTGCGTATATTAATGTACAGGAATGTATGAAACGACATGAAGGGGATATGATACTATACAGAGGAAAAAAATTGACATGTGATCAACTCGCAAATGTATTTGCTGATAGATATTCTATTGTTTGACAAGTTAAAAAAGAATTCAAAGATAAAAGAGGACGCGACTGTGACGTGCCCTCTTTTATTGTACTTTAAATTGGTACAAATTCTCTGAAACCTTGCTTTATAATTATGGTATGAGGTTAGGAATATACCATTTAGCGGAGAGGAAGTGAGATAGTGGAGAATTACGAGAAAGCAGAACAGGACTACATGGGCGGTATGAAGTACAGAGATATTGCCGAGAAGTACGGAACCACTATCAACACTGTTAAAAGCTGGAAGAAACGGTATGGGTGGAATCGGAAAGAGGGTGCACACAAAAGCAAAAAGGTGTGCACCCAAAAAGGTAAGGGCGCACCCAAGGTGGCAGCACCTATAGATGATGGCACGAAAGAAACATTGCAGAATGATGAACTTACACCGGAACAGCAGATGTTCTGTATATATTATAGCCGAACATTCAATGCAACCCAAAGCTATTTGAATGCCTATGGGTGTAGCTATGAAGTGGCGAATGCAAAAGGCCCACTGTTGGTAGTGAGAGATAGTATTCACCGAGAAATAGAACGCCTGAAAGAAATCAAGCGTCAGCAGATTGTTGCAGACACAGAGGATATTGTGGAATTACAGATGCGCATTGCTTTTGCAGATATTGGCAGCTACCTGTCATTCGGGCAGAAAGAGATCGAGGATCCGGAGACAGGGATTAAATATATGGTCAGCGCCGTTGACTTGAAAGAATCGAAAGATACAGACACACAACTGCTGCAAGAGGTTAAGCGTGGGAAAGATGGCGTATCTATCAAGCTGGCAGACCGGCAAAAGGCGATTGACTGGCTTACGATGTTCTTCGAAATGAATCCGACAGATAATCACAGGAAAGAATTTGATAAACATAAACTTGATTTGGAACTGCTTAAACTGGAGATGCAAACCAAAGAGGGCGCAGACGATGCGCCGGAGCAGGACAACTTCTTGGATGCACTGAATGAATCGGCAAAGGATGCGTGGTCAGATGATTGATTGGACAGATTTTGACCGGCGGGTGCACAAATTAAAAGAAAATGTAATGAAGAATGCTGTTCGGATGAAGCAGAAATACCAACAGAACGGATTTGAGTTTCGCCCATTCTCGAATAAACAAAAGAAAGTATTGACGTGGTGGTGCGATGCATCGCCGGTAAAGGATATGGACGGAATCATAGCAGACGGAGCGATTCGAAGTGGTAAGACGCTTAGTATGTCACTTAGTTTTGCCCTGTGGGCTATGAGTACATTTAATCAGCAGAATTTAGGCATGGCAGGAAAGACAATCGGATCCTTCCGGCGAAATGTACTATTCGGGTTGAAGCTGATGTTGAAAAGCCGGGGATACAAGGTGGCAGATCACAGATCAGATAACATGGTCGAGATTTCAAAGGGCGAAGTTGTAAATTTCTTTTACATATTCGGCGGAAAAGATGAACGGTCGCAGGACTTGATACAGGGTATCACATTAGCCGGGATGTTCTTTGACGAAGTGGCATTGATGCCGGAATCATTCGTGAACCAGGCAACCGGACGATGCTCTGTGGATGGTTCTAAGTTCTGGTTCAACTGCAACCCGGATTCCCCCAGCCATTGGTTCAAGACAAATTGGATTGATAAAGTGGCAGAAAAGAATCTGCTCTATTTACATTTCACGATGGACGACAACTTATCCCTGTCCGAAAAAGTAAAGGCACGATACCGGGCAATGTATAGCGGTGTGTTCTATGACCGTTTTATCCTTGGTTTGTGGGTGATTGCCGAGGGGCTTGTATATGGGATGTTCGATAAGGAAAAGAACATCTTCCGCGGAGAATATGAGTATAGCCCGCAATCATCCTATTATCTATCCATCGATTATGGAACCATGAACCCATTTGCAGTGGGCTTGATGGAATTACAGAACAGCGGCAGGGTACGGATGCTCCGGGAGGGACATTATTCTGGAAGGGAAACCGGAGTGACGATTGACAACGAGGCATATTACAAGATGATCCAAGAGGTGGCGGGAGATTTCCCGATCACATCCATCGTGATAGACCCGTCCGCGGCAGCTATGAAAGCGACCATCCGAAAGTACGGAGAGTTTACCTGTACAGATGGAAATAACGATGTGCTGAATGGAATCCAGGAGGTAACAAAGTATTTGAACCTTGGAATGTTGCAGATCCATGAAAGCTGTGTGGAGACAAGGAAAGAGTTTGGAGCGTATGCATGGGATGAAAAGGCAGTTGGAGAGGACAGGGTTATCAAAGAGTACGACCACCACATGGACCTTATCAGATATTTTATTTACACAGTAGCACGCAGATATAACAGAGGACTTATTTAGGAGGATGCAATGGGAATTATGTCAGCTATTAAAGAATGGTGGAACAGGATGTTCAAATCAGAGATTAAAGACCAGTTCCAGGTAACTGGTATTACTTCCGGGGATATGCAGAAAGCAATTCAGAATTGGATGCTGATTTATAAGGGAGAGCCGGACTGGGTAAATCCAGAAGAGGGAGTTAAGACAATCAAATTTGCAAAGTTTGTATGCGGGGAAATAGCAAGACTTGCCACACTCGCGATTGATGTGACATTTGACGGTGTGCGGAAAGAGTATATGACACAGTTCTGGGAAAAGTCAGTGCATGACCGCATCAGGGAATGGACAGAGCTTATGTGTGCTTGTGGCACGGTCGTGCTTAAACCGAACGGAACAGGTGTGGATTTGGTGACCCCGGACAGATTCGAGATAACCAGCCTTGACGGAAACCACAACATAACCGGGATAGTGTTCCAGGACAGCTATCAGGAGGGTGACGAGCATTACACTAAGTTGGAATACCATAGATTTTTCACAGCCAATGTAAGGATGCCGGATGTGGAAGAGTACACCGAGACAACTTACTACTCCATATCGAACAGAGCGTTCGTGTCGAAGAACGCCGGGGAGATTGGAAAGCCGATTGACTTAAGTATGACAAACTGGGCGGCATTGCAGCCAGACGTGCACATTACAAAGAGGAACGGCGAGCAGATCAACTCGATGCTGTTCGGGTTGTTCCGGATGCCGTCCTCTAATGACATTGATCTGAACAGTCCACTTGGACTATCAGCCTTTGCTGATGCGATTGAGGAATTGAAAGACCTTGACATTGCGTATAGCAGGAATGCGGAGGAAATCGAGGAAAGCCGGAGGATGGTAATAGTGGATGATCGACTTATTGCCAAACCGGCATACAAGGACGAAAAAGGAAATACTGTGAGACCGACGGTTAAGATGCCGAAGTTTTTCAAAGCCCTTGCAGGGGTAGGTGTAAGAGATGAGGAAGTCTATCATGAGGTCAACCCAACATTGAACACGGACACGAGAAAGAGCGGAATCAATCAGCAGTTATCTCTTGTCGGTGTGAAGTGCGGTTTCTCCAACGGTTATTTTGTGATTGACGAGAAGACCGGCATGGTAACTGCCACACAGGTAGAATCAGACGACAGGCGCACCATTCAGCTTATTAAGGATGTCCGGGATGCAATGCAGCACTGCCTTGATGATTTATTCTACGCGCAGTCGGTCTTTGCCGACCTCTATAACCTTGCACCAGTCGGAGATTATGAACCACAGTACGACTTTGGGGACATCACTTACAACGAGGAAGAGGACAGAATGAGAAACCTCACGCTTGCCAACTCCGGCTATATTCCGAAATGGCAGTATCTCGTCAGATTCGAGGGGTATTCGGAAGAGGATGCAAAGGCGGCGGTTGAGGAAGCGAGTGGGGCACAGGACAAAGGATTGTTCGGGGAGGAGTAGAAATGATACATACACGTTTTGAGAGTTACTGTGAAAAATGCGAAGAATTAGAGCCAGAAGCGATAATAAATATTTGTAAATGTGCGGACGGATGCAGAACTGTAGAAACAACCATTTATTGCAGGCATCGGCATAGATGCGCTGCCATTAAGAAACAAATAGAAAGGGAAGCGGCTGAATGAAATACAACAAGACTGTCGGTATGGTAAGCATCCATATTGATACCAAGCGGATAGATGATAATGTGAGACGGGCGCAGGATTTGTTAGATCAACAGGTGCTTAATGACATGATTCCGTATATGCCATATCAACAGGGAGCAATGAGGGGAGCGACACAGATCATTGAACCCGGTCTTATATCAACCAATACACCATATGCGCATTATCAGTATGAAGGAGAGCTTTATTTAACAGAGGATGGGCGCTCGTGGGCGAATAAAGGGGAAAAGAAGTACCCGACAGGAACGCCATTACAGTATCACACTGCTGGAACAACCGACCATTGGTTTGAACACGCCAAGGAGGAACACGGGGAGCAGTGGCTTGATTTGGTAAGGCGTGAAGTAGGAAAGGGATAATATGCTGGAACCGGATTATTTCTATGGGAAATCGGATGTGTTAATTTCATATGAGCAGGAGCTTGAGGACTGGATATTGCAGGATATTGCCATGCGGCTGCTTAAGGCTGGGGCTATGGCGGGAACAGCTGATATGGAACTGTATAAGCTGCGACAGCTGGGCTTGCACCAGAATGAGATTATGAAACGGCTGTCTGCCCTTACACAGAAATCAACAGCAGAGATCCGTAGATTATTGCAGGATGCGGTGCTGACATCCTGGGACGACGACAAAAGCACGCTGTCCCGCCTTGGAATAGATGCGGTATCTCCACTGGAAAATCCGGTCGTTGTGGAGTTATTGGATGCCGAATTTAAGAAAACGCTCGGAGAGGTCAATAATCTCACGCGGTCTACCATGATGCAGTCACAGCGTGACCTCATGGATATGCTTAATATGGCGGAGATGCGTGTGGCGGCAGGCGTACAGTCTTACAGCGCAGCAGTGTGTGACATACTGGATCAGTACGGTAAAACAGGGGTTATGGTAGATTATCCAACCGGGACCCGGCGGACACTGGAAGCGGCGGTCAGAATGTGCGTAGTCACATCTATGAACCAGACAGCAGCACAGGTAACCAATCATTACATAGCGGAGCATAATGTGGAGTATGTGCTTGTATCGGCTCATTTAGGGGCAAGAACACAGGGAAAAGGGCAGCCCTATCTTGCCGGCCATGATAACTGGCAGGGAAAATGCTATAAAATATCTGGGAGTGAACCGGATGTGCCGAATCTGGCGGAGATGACAGGATATGATATTGTGAACGGGACCGGTCATGTTCTCAATCCACTCGGCTTGCATGGGTATAACTGCCGACATTCCCACAAGCCCTGGGACAAATCTCTACGGAATCCATATCTGGATGAAAACGGCAGCCTTAAGATTGACAGCGAGGAAAACCGAAAGGTGTATGAACTGCAGCAACAGCAAAGAGCAATGGAACGCGCCATCCGGCAGACGAAGCGGCAGTTGATTGTAAAGCAGGCAGAGATTGACGGCGTGGCAGAAACAGATGTGAAAGAAATGTTGCAGCCACAGTATGATAAACTTGCGTATAAGCTTCGGATGCAGAATCGGAAGTATAACCAATTCTGTGCAGACAATGGTTTGAGGACACAGGCTGACAGAATCAAGGTAGCAGGATTTAAGCGGGAGCAGGCAGCGAAGGCGAATGGCAGGGCGACGGCTTATACAAATCAAATGAATCGAAAAAGAATACCACAGATACCTGCAAGTACTATCAGCGAGAAAATAAGCAACGGAGAATATTCTACAAAACTAAGTATTCAGCATTATGATAAGCATGTGGTAGGAACTGCAAAATATCAAGAATATTTAAATACCAGACTTGCAAGAGGCGGAAATCCACAAAGTATAATCAGTATCAGCAAAGAGGAAGCACAGAAAATCATTGAAACTAAGGCTGGAACTGGTATAATTAAAGTAGATGCAAAGGGCAATGCACGACCTCAAGAACAGATAACGTGTGATGACATTATAGGGCAGTATTATTATGATGGAAGATATATAGATACAAATAAAGCTGTTATCCATTATGGAAAGAAAAATTCTCATGTAGTTCCAGTAAGGGGAGATAATTATGATTGATTTATGGAAATATGAATATTGTGGAAAAGTGAAAATCGTAGATAATGCCGGAAATACCTTTATTGGCATGGCACAAGAGGTTACGGATGAGGAAGATCGCTCAGATGAGGAACGGAAAGAAATGGGCATTACGATTGAATGCGATGGTGCACTGATTGAATTTTACCAGAGCGATATAAAATCAATCGAAAAATGTGGAGAGGGAGCATAACGCTCCTTCTTTTATTTCCCACGTTTATCGTCTATATATAAAGTAGTTGTACCGTAAGGTTCAATATATGATGTTCTGTCAATTCTGCGAACATAATTTTCGATTCCGTCATTACGAAGTTGAATTTGATAAGATATGATTGCTTTTTTACAGGTAAAAGATAAATCTCCTTTTTGAAAATTACCAGATTGATTAAAATATAATCTATAGAGATAATAATCACCATGTTCGCCATAATATTGTAGCCATAGGTAGAATGGATATTTACATTTTCTCATAGTTGAGGTATATGGGGTAAGCCTAAGATGAGAAACAGGGAGTTTGCTTACTATAGTATTATAATTGATGTCAATTGTATCAGGTAATATAGCATTTTTTAAATGCTTGTGGAATGGTTTGATGAGAGCATTAGCATTGTGAAGATATGTGTACGCCATGTCAAGATTGTAATCATTCAGGGCAATGCACGTAAAATGATCATCGGTAATGAATGGTTGTTTCAAATCAAAAGGTTTCATGTCGTAAATAACCATATCTTGATAGGTTATATTTAAGTTATTCTCTTTTTTTATTTGTTCACGCTTATAATATTGCTCCATTTTAGGATTTGGAGTATATGAAGCAACTGTATGAATGGATGATGCGGCATTTGAAGTATCAGGTAGTTTAAATAAATCAAGAATTTTCTGAATGATTGTCATTTTAGGTATTATATCCTTCCTATATGTGTATTATAACTGAATTTTACCATATAGGATGTAAACTTGCAGTAAAAAGTTCCCCGCTTACATGACGTAGGCGGGGAACTTTAGAATCAGAAAGGTTCTAAATAAGGGATAGGTGCATTATTATCGTCTTCTAAAAGAATTTTAACATGTTCTGATATGTTGAGGTCAAGTGAGTCAATGTCAGGTTCCTGTTTCCAATTTTCTAAAAAATCCGTTTCTTTTTCACCAGATAATTCAATGAGAGTGGTTAAATGGGATTTCATACTTTCAACAATTTTGTCAAAAGCAGCATTGGAAATAGCAATTTTATTATCACCTTCACCAATTGAAATATAGTTACTTGAATATTGTAGAGAGCTATCTTTATACGCATCTACACTGATATCTTCTGCACGCTTATAGATACATTCGAGTAATTTTAAAACAGTATAAAAACCAAGGGTGTTACGTGCGATTTCTTTATATTCGGCAGTTTTATGGTAGTCAATATTATATTCTCCAAAGCATCCGTCGAGTAATGTAAAAACACTTACTTCGAGAACTTTTGCGATTTTTTCAAGAGTTTCGATTTTAGGTTTCGCTTTGCCGATTTCATATTGGCGTATTTGAACTTCGTTTATTCCAGATAATTTACCCAAATTCTTTTGCGTAAGTCCTTTTTCTTTTCTTAGTTTACGGATATTTTCTCCAACTAACATAAAGACACCTCCTTTACTATTTTTAGTATATCACAAAAATATAAAAACAGAAGAAAAAAATTCTATATCCATATTGACAGAACAAAAAGCTTCTGATAATATAAGACACACCAGAACAAAAAACTTCTGAAAAAAATAAGAGAGGAGAAAAAGCGATATGGTAACATCAAAAAGTAAATTGTGTATTGATACGTTTAAAGTGCAACTTTTGATGGCTGAGAAATGCATGAATCCATATGATTTATGTGGCAGAGCTGAAATAAATTATCAGTCATATCAGCGACTGATGAAAACTGAGAATTGTAAGATTGCCACGTTAGGAAAGATTGCAAAAGCATTAGAAGTATCTGTGACAGATATTCTTAAAGATGTAAAAAAAGAGCAAACACGGTAAGTTTGGCGACTGGCGTGATTGCTCAAAAATAAGAAATCCGTAAATGGAATCTCTATATTCATGATAAGAGATTCTAGCCTAAAAATCAAGGAGAATTTAAAATTATGAATCAGATTGAACAGACATTAGACAGCAGAGAAGTGGCGGAAATGGTAGGAAAAGACCATAATAAGTTACTGAGAGATATTAGAGAATATTGCAATCAACTTTCATTGTCCAAAATTGGACAATCAGATTTTTTTGAAAAATCTACTTATAAGACTGAAAGGGGAAAAGAATATCCTTGCTACCGAGTTACTAAGAAAGGTTGCGAATTTATTGCCAACAAACTGACAGGTATTAAGGGGACGGAATTCACGGCGCGTTACATAAATCGCTTTCACGACATGGAAGATATTATCAGAGAGGAAATTCCGAAGAAACAGGACAAGCCCAAGAAAGAGAAACTTCCATCCGTAAACATGATGGTAAAGAACATCAAGGAAGCCCTGCACGATGCAGGAGTGGATTCCAAGTACATAGCCGCTGAAGTGGTAAGGATTTATTCTGATTCCGGTTATCCGGTCAATGCTCCACTGATCTCCGATACACCAAAATTGTGGGACTGTACCACTATTGCCAAAGAAATCGGCATCTTTTCAGAATCCGGCAGACCGCATGACAAGGCGGTGAGCGCGATCATTCAGAAACTTGACATTTTCACGGACGAGGTTGTGAGAACGGCATACAGTCGGAATGGACACGACGGTGTTACAGTCCAGTACAAGGACAGCGTTTTCCAGAAAGTAAAAGAATGGTTGCAGGAGAACGGTTATCCGACAGTCATCGAACTGGAACTTGCAAACGGCAGTGTGAATAAATGCCGGGTAGTGTACGGGGAGGTAGCTTAGTATGGATAGAACAGAATTAGAGAAACGTGAGAAAATCGTCGAGTTAATGAGCAGTGAGATGGACAATCAGCCGATGGCAAGCCAGCGTACGAGAGACGGATATTCAGCCTTACATGATGCTATTGATGAATATGCCAACGCTGTGCAGGAAGATGCTTTTTACTGGGGATATATGACAGCTATGAAGCAGTATGAGAAAGCCGGGGTAGTAAGATGACAGAAGTAGAGAGAATGACAGTGGAACTGTTAAAAGAAATGGATGATATGTTGCCGGAGAACATTGAGAATTTTAGAAAGGAATGGTTTGAAAAGTTGGAACCCGGACAAATCCGGAATGAGAAAGTTGATAATTATGTAAATGCCGTATGCGACGTGGCGATTAACAGAGCGAAGAAAAGACTGGCAGTAGCATAAGGTAATGAGAGAGCTTAGAAATAGGCTCTCTTTCATTTTGGCACAAATTATCTCCAAACATGAGTTATTATAATCTTGCCAGATGGGTTTCACTCATTCATTCTTGTACTCCTTTTATAATACGTTGCAAAGAGCACCTTGAAATAGAGGTGCTTTTCGTGTGCCTGAAAATTGGTACAAATCTTTTATATTCTCATGATAAAATATACTTGACAAGTGAAAAACACCGGACAGAACACAGGAGTCTGTTCGCTACCCTACAAAAATTATAGGATGGTCATTATGGCACGTCCTGTTTTGGGCGTGCTTTTTCTTTTGCCAGCTATGGATCAAATAGCAACTCAATCGTGCCGGGCTGCCCGGATCAAAAACTTTTAAGAATGAGAGGTAAAGAAATATGTTAAAGGTCATCACAGAATTGGAAAAACTTGGTTTGGAGCTGACAGACGAACAGAAAGAGTCTGTTAAAAAGAATATCGGCGAGGAAGTGTATTCCAAAGGTGAATTTGAGAAGAAGGTCAGGAAAGCAGAGGATGAACGCGATCAGTACAAGACCCGCGCAGAGACCGCAGAAGAGACCTTGAAGGGATTCGATGGGAAAGATTTTGAAACCATCACGAAAGAGCGTGACGAGTGGAAAGAGAAAGCCGAGACAGCAAAGAAAGATTATGATGCCAAGATTGCAGAACGCGAGAAGAATGATTTGCTGAAAGAGGCGTTTGAGAGCGTGAAGTTTTCCTCGGAATCTGCAAAGAAAGCTGTTATGGCTGACATTGCCGCAAGTGTAACGGTGAAGGATGGAAAACTGATCGGCTTTAATGATCTGCTGGAGGATGCAAAGAAAAACGATGCGGGTGCATTTGTCGATGAGCAGGAACAGCAGAGCGAACAGAACCAGGCAACGTTTACAGCCCCAATGGGAGCCGGAACAAAAACGGAGCCGATCACTGGAGACCCGAATAAGATGGATTTTGCCACATACAAGAAGTGGCGGGAACAGAATCAGTAATTTTTAAGGAGGAATATTATGCCAAACACAATTTTGACACCGCAGATTATTGCGAATGAAGCGCTGATGGTATTACAGAGCAACCTTACGATGGCTAATCTCGTGCATAGAGATTATTCCAAGGAATTTGTAAAGGTTGGCGATACCATCACCGTAAGAAAACCGGCTACTTTTGTAGCAAAGAACTTTACCGGACAGACAGAAGCGCAGGACATTACCGAAGGCTCTGTAACTGTCAAAATGGACAGATTCAGAGACATTACTGTAAATGTCGGATCTAAGGAAATGACGTTGGATATCAAGGACTTTTCCGAAGAGGTAATTACACCGGCTATGCAGGCAATGGCGCAGCAGATTGATGCAGATCTTCTGGCGGTCGGCATTTCGAAGGCAAAGAAGAAAGCAACTGTATCCAGCACACCGGTTATTTCTGATATCGCCGGAGTAGGCAAAGCGCTGGATCAGGCAAAAGCGCCGCGGGCAGACAGACGTTTAGTCCTTCCGCCGACTATACTGTATCAGTACAACACTTTAGACAATTTTGCGAAACAGTGTTACAAGGGAGACTCTATTGCGCTGAAAGAATCCGAAATCGGGAAAGTATACACATGTGAAACTTTCATGTCCCAGAATTGTCCGGAAAACCAGAATGATGCCGCAGGAACAGCAACCGCCTATAAGGTAGCTGGCACAAAAGGCGCAACGGAATTTACCGTGTCAGACGGAAAGGCGGCAACGGCGACGATTAAGGAAGGGGATCAGCTGATCGTAGATGGTTATCTGTACACGGTGACTGCAGATGTAACACTTGCATCCGGTGCAGGTACGGTAAAAGTTGACCAGAATATCCCGGAGACGATCAAAGCAACAGACGCTTTTGTGGTAAGTAAGGCGCATGCACTTGGATTCCACAGAAATGGTCTGGCTCTTGTAACGCGTAACCTTGAGCTGCCGATGGGTAACAAGAACGCGTACATTGCATCTGCAGATGGCCTTGGTGTTCGTGTCGTATTCTCTTACGATTCCGACCACAAGCAGGACAAGATCTCCTTTGATATGATTTACGGCATCAAGGAACTGAACGAGAATCTGCTTGTTGACTTTTCATAAGAAAGGGGGATTCCAGGATGGGATATACCACATTTGAGTTTTACAGAGATTCATACTACGGGGATTCTATCGGGGAATCCCTTTTCCCTAAGTGGAATGACAGGGCGAGTGAAAAGCTGGAACAGTTGACCGATGGAAATGTCAATGAAGATACCCTGGCAGAATTTGACGAGAAGATACAGAAAGCCACCTGTGCACTTGCAGATCTGCTCTACCAGATAGATTTCAAGACCAGTCACGCCAGTGATGAAAAGGGCGGCAATGTGAAGTCAATGTCCTCTGGCGGCCGGTCGATCAGCTTCGGAAGTAATGAAACACTTATTGATAAGGTGCTTGGGGATAAGGTAGCGCAGAACCGGTTGTGTTATGACACGGTATGCGAATACCTGTCCGGCACCGGATTATTATATGCAGGATATTAGGAGGAAAACATGGAAAACGAGTTAGGAAAATTGCGGGAGGAATGCTCCGCATTGAAAGAGGAATGCTCCGCATTGAAAAATGAAAACGAAAAACTCAAAGAAACATTAGTAGATCACAGCATTTCCACAGATGTGACACCGATTGATTTTGCCCGCAACTTAATCAATATCCTGCCAACTGGCGGAGATGAAATGGCGGAAGAAATTGGAGAGTATCTTTTGGTTTATGCTCGGCATCACAAGACAGGACGGATGATCTGATGGGATTTTTCGATAACAAAACAGTTACCCTTTTCAACCGCTCATTCAACGCGGAAACCGAGGAAGAAACATATTACCCGACACTGCTCGAGGGTGTCGACCTTGTAGAAACCAAGGGCGCGAACGTATCTAAGAGCGGCATGGACAGCGCGGATGCAGTGAAACTGTATATCGATTTTTCTAATGTCAGTAAATTATACCTTCCGCCGAAAGAGTGGGGAAATATGCCGGACAAATGCAAGCAGTATTTTTTGACATTCAATCCGGCACAGGATTTCTTTATCAAGGGGGATCATACGGATGCAACGTTACCAGAGAACGATGCCTATCAGTGGATGCTTGATCACTGCGACGATTGCTACAGGGTAACAACGATTGATAAATATGAGGACATTTTACCTCATTTCGAGGTAGGAGGTGTATAAATGGCAGAACCAGAAAAACTTACTATCCGGGATGCGGAGAACGCAGGAAAAGGACTCCTTGCACTGGTGATGGCATATCCAGATTATCCAAAGGGATTTAAGGCGGACAATTCAACCGTGAAGTGGAACTCCATTAATGAGGATAGATCCATTGGTGTGTTTCCGATACAGGGAGCGGTATATCTGAAAAAATATGTCAGTGGTAGCTATATGGCACAGATGCCGTTTCAGATGATCTATAAATGCTCACCAACTACCAATAAGGCAAGCATTGAAGCACAGGAAATGTTAAATGACCTTGCAGCATGGATGGAAGAGAGCGGGATCGAATTCAAGGACCCACATCTGGCATTGCAGTCAATCGCAAGGACTTCCCCGGTGTTTGGCAGTGGACAGGATGATAAAACGGTTATGTATGCTGTGAATATGCAGCTTAAATATTTTTATAAAAAATAACAGGAGGAAAAAATATGGCACAGGATAGAACGAACATGGTCTCGTTGCTTGACATTGGGCTTTTGGCAGGGAGCACAACCAAACTTGCCGAGATGGGCGATGGCTATACAGAGATCACGGAGGATTGGGGACCGAGTACGGACTCCACACAGTATGTCAACATGAAGAATGCGAGCAGCACGGTGAAAGGATATGCGCTTAGTATGTCACCAGAACGTGAATACTTGTCGGATGATATGCAGGAAGCGATTGACGATATGTTCAAGAAGTTCCCGACCGGAAAGGCGTGTGAGACGCATTATTATCGTTTTTACAAGACGGATATTACGGCAGATTCGGGGGATTGTATTCGTGTTCCGGTTACGGTATGCCCGTCCAGCACGGGCGGCGCGGGTGGTGACACGCTGAAATCGACAATCCAGATCAACGGCAATGGGGATGTGGAGCAGGGAACAATCACCATTGGATCTGATGGCTCATATACCTGGGTAGCAAAATAAGGTGTTAATCAAAAATTAACATATGTGGGATGCCTGCCTTTCCTTGGCACCCCACATTAGGAAAGGATGTTAAAGATGGAAGAATTGAAATTAAACAGCGGTATAAAAAAGATCGCGATTAAAAATGAGGATGGGGATCTGATTACAGTATTGAACGTGAATGTAGCAGATGCAGACACGGCAGAGCGTTTCGGACAGATCATACACAACCTCGAAAGAATCTCGGACAATTGTGAAAAAGAAGCCGCAACATGGAAAAAAGAACATGATGCTACGCCGGAGGATGAGAATGCAAAAATCAAGCAGGCACTACAGATCAACCGTATCCGGGTGAAATATCTGCGCCAGATTGCAGATGAAATCGACAATCTGTTTGGAGAAGATACGTTAAAGAACGTCTATGGAGATATCACGCCGGACGAGATGGCATTAGTGGAATTTATTGAGGGAGTGATCCCAATCATGAATAAGCTGTTTGGCAAGCGTTACGAGATGACCAGAAAGCGTTACAGTTCTGGAAGAAAAGGAGCGAGGGCATGATCAACGTCATGCTCGACCCTTTGCCCGAAGAATGGAACGGATATAAGGTCAACACATCATTCCGGATTGGCATACAGGTTTTTCTTGCTCAGTACGACAAAGAACTGAATGAGTATGAGAAGAGTGATGCACTGATCTGGTTGCTGTTTGACGACAGGGACCATCCAGACGGAAAAGAATTACAGGAGTGTACGGAATGGTTTTTAAACGGTTGGTTTCATGACAAGCCTGGATCTTCAAAAGATAATCGCAGACTGGTTGACTATGATATTGACCAGTGGCGTATTTATGCAGATTTCCGGCAGATATATGGAATTGATCTTTCAGTGGATGATCTGCACTGGTGGATGTTTAATGGTCTGCTCTGGAATATGCCTTATAAACAGTCATCGTTCCAACAGGTTATTGAGATACGCCGGAAGAAAATTACATCCAAGATGGGAAACGAAGAAATAAAGGCAGTGCGTGAAGCACAGCAGATATATGCCTTAGATCAACTGGAATTAAAAAAAGAGTACACAGAACAGGAAAAGAATGCTATTGACGATTACGATCGGAGGATGGCAGAGATCAGAGCCAAGAAAAAAGCAGAGAAAGAACTGGGATTAACTTAGAAAGTGAGGATTGCATAGCATGGCTGGTGGATATGATGGAGAAATCAGAATAAGGACATTGATTGATAATGGAAAGGCATCCAGCCAGTTGTTGCAGTTGGAAGCCAAGTTTCAGAAGCTGACGAGTGAAGCCAAAAAGCTGACCGATGGAATGTGTGAGATTGAGAAGATGAAAATTCCGACAGAGGAATATAAGAATCTGCAAAGTCAGTTTGAGGCGTTGGTGGCAAAAGGAAAAAAACTGTCAGAATCTTTAAAAGGTACTGAAAAATATGTTCCCACAGAGGAATATTTGCAGGTACAAAAACAACTCGAGCAGACGCAGTTAAAACTGAATAAGCTAAAAGATGCAAAAGAGAGATTTCTCGCAACTGGCGGCAAAGAAGAAAGCACGGCATTTAAAAGGATGCAGTACGATATTGACGCGCTGGAACGGTCAATCCCATTTCTTAAAGGTGAACTGCAAGATCTTGAATCGTCTGGAAACGACAAAAGAATATCTGACAAGTGGCAGGAAATTAAAGATAAGATGGCACAGGCGGGAGCAGAAGCGTCTGTGGTTAAAGCACAGATGCTTAACATGGAAACGGATGGAGTGGCTAATGTTGATTCCAAGGGTACGGTAGAGTATCAGAAAAAAGCGGAGAAATTAAGGGAAGTAAATCGCCAGCTTGATGTTACAAAAAGGAAGATGGAAGAGGTCGCTGCCAAGGAAGCCAAAGTTGGTACTGGCTCTAAGCAGATTGAGAAAGTCGGCAATGCCGCCAAGAAATCCGCGGAGCTGATGTCCACGTTCCTGTCAAGGCTGAAAGGGATAACGCTTTCTCTGTTTATTTTTAACTGGATTACCAAGGGCTTTAATGCAATGGTATCAGCTTTTAAGGATGGCATCCAGAACATGGCAAAGTACTCCACAGATTTTAACTCCAGGATGTCGGAGTTAAAATCGGCAACAGCCACACTCAAGGCATCGCTGGGGACGTTGGCAGCACCTATTGTTTCAGCAATCGTCCCAGCAATTGTGACGCTGTGTAACTGGCTGACATCGGCGGTCAATAAATTTAATGAATTAATAGCAGCTTTGTCCGGGAAAAGTACATGGACAAAAGCAAAAAAACAGCAGGTAGATTATGCAAAGTCACTTGACGGAACAGCGGGAGCAGCCAAAAAAGCTGCTGGGGCATTGCAGGGATTTGATGAACTGAATGTGATTAACTCGAATAGTTCTAGTGGCAGTGGCGGATCTGGTGCGTCTGCTATGTACGAGGAAGTACCAACCAGTGATGCGCTGATTGGTAAATTACAGCCATTTCTCGACTATCTTAAAAAGATCAAGGGAGAAGTGATTCGCGGATGGGATGAAACGTGGACAGCACTGGACATTGACAGCCAGATTGCGGATATAAAACGAAGTATAGAGTCCATCCGCGGATCGTTGTCAGATATATTTGGAAACGCAGATTTGCAGGCAGCGGCTAATAATTTTGTTATGACATTAGCATATAGCATCGGTCAGATTGGCGCATCCGTAGTCAGCATAGGGGCGACTATTGCACAGAATATTATTGGCGGCATTGATCTGTATCTGCAGCAGAACAGCGGAAGAATTACGGAATATCTTATACGGATGTTTGATATTAGCGCAGATGTGGCAGCACTGGCAGGGGAAGCATCAGAGGCATTTGCCTATGTATTTCAAGCGTTTGGGGGTGAGGATGGACAGCAGATTACCGCAAATCTTATTCAGATTTTTACTGACATTTTTGGTTCAGTTTCGCTTGTGATTGCACAGTTTGGAGATGATTTACTGCATTTGCTCATAGATCCGTTCGTAAATAATCGTGAAGCGATTAAGACAGCCCTTGAGGGGATACTTGGAGTAGTGGCAGAGGTTACCGGAACAATATCGGAGATAGTAAATCAGGTCACGAGCGGATTAGTAGCCTTATACGATGAGCACATTCATCCACTGATGCAAAGCTTAACAAGTGGAGTTGACGAAATAACATCAAAATTTTTGGATTTTTGGAATACATATATGCAACCAATATTGGAAGAATGGGCAGCCATGTTTGAAGATACCTATCAAAACCATCTGAAACCGGTGATAGATAGCATAGTAGAATGTATTGGAAAAATTATTGATATCATTAAAATACTGTGGGAAAACTGGATACAACCATTGATTACCTGGATTATCGAAAATGTTCTTCCGGTAATAACACCAATACTATCAGCTCTCGGGAAACTGGTAAAAGGGTGCATTGATGGAATCATAGATCTTGCGGGTGGACTATTGAAAGCGGTGAGTGATGTGCTGGATGTAATCATAAAGCTTCTTAAGGGAGACTGGAAAGGCGCGTGGGAAGCTGCAAAGAATATCGTAAAAGATGTAGTAAATGGCATACTATCGGCTGTTGAATCTATGGCAAATGGAGTAGTTAATGCGGTTAATACAATGATCAGAGCCTTAAACGGGTTACATTTTAATATCCCAGATTGGGTTCCCAGACTTGGTGGAAAAACATTTGGCTTTGATATCAAAGAAATAGCTGCTGTTCACATACCGCGCCTTGCAAATGGTGGTATCACGACCGGCAGTACGCTTGCCAATATCGGTGAAGCCGGGCGAGAAGCAGTATTACCATTGGAAAACAACCTGTCATACTTGGAGCCGCTTGCAAACATGATCGCAAGCAAGATGGAAGGTGTACAGACGGTGCGGATCGTACCGGATGAGAGCGGAATCTTTAAGGTGGTGAGAGACGAAGCAAGCAGTTATTATAGAAGAACCGGAAATCCCGCATTTGATTTTTAGGAAAGGAGCAGGACATGGCATACAGTGGGTTTTTGATAAAAGTAGGCGATTATACCGTTCCTTTCCGGTACATTGAAGCCAAGAAATTCAAGTGCGGCATCAAAGGACAGGATCTTGATTCATACCGGGATGCAAACGGCATCTTGCATCGAGAAGCCTTACAGAATGTTGCGCTTAAAGCTGAATGGGAAACTCCGAGTGATATCGACGAAGCTGCGTTACGACCACTTATGGATAGTATCCGTGGTCAGTATGTAAATGCTGTCGAAAAGAAAGCGTTAGTAACTGCATACATGCCGGAAATTGGGAGATACGTGTCAATGTACTGCTATGTACCGGATATAGAGTATACGATCAGATACGCAGATGAAAAAACGATTGAATACGAATCATTCCGCATTGCCTTTATCGGATACGGAGGTGCTATTTGATGGATTTATTATTCACGGATGATACTGTAGATAAGCAAATCACCATAGTTACAGATGACAAAAAAATAAATATAACTAACACCGAATTACACGAAGATAAGTTCGAACTTTCGGAATCGTTATGTTCTGAGAAAGAGTTGAAGTTTGGGGCGTGTGAAGCGTCTGTCGTAAAATTTACGATTTCAAACATCTTCCAGTCGCTGAAAGGTAAATGGATCACGGTCAAGATCACCCCAAAGGGAGCAGATGCACCGTATCAGATCGGACGGTACAAAGTGTATTCGGATAAACCGGCCGCCGACAGGAAAAGCCGGGACGTGGAAGCCTACGATGCCCTGTATGATGTCCTTAACGCTGATATGGCGGCATGGTATAACTCACTTACATTTCCGATGACTTTAAAGGCTTTCCGAGATGCGTTCTTTCAGCATTTCGGGATTGAGCAGGAAGAAATAAGCCTTGTCAACGACAACATGACCGTGGAAAAGACGATCGAGATCACCGGCAGCAGTGCAGACGGAAGTACGATCGGAGAAGCGCTGTCCGGGAAAACGGTGCTGTCATGCATCTGCGAGATCAACGGATGTTTCGGGCACATTGGGCGTGATGGGAAATTCCACTATATTTCACTCGATCAAGAGATGCAGGGATTGTATCCGAGGAACGACCTGTATCCGGCGGATGATCTGTATCCGAGAGATCCACACAGCCAGCCGATCGGACGCAGCTTTTACATATCAGCAAAGTATGAGGACTATCTTGTTAAATCCATCGACAAGCTCCAGATCAACGAAAAAGAGAATGACATTGGCGTGATCGTTGGCACCGGCAGCAATGGCTATAACATTGAGGGAAATTTCCTTGTGTATGGTAAAGGCTCGGACGAATTAAGAGGTATTGCCAATAACGTATTCGGGAAGATAAAGAACCTCGTATATCGACCGTATTCGGCTGACTGCAAGGGGAATCCGTGTCTGGAAGTCGGAAATTCAATCCGGTTCAACACGAAATATGAATTGATCGAAACTTACATTTTGAAGCGCACGCTCAAAGGCATACAGGCTTTGCGGGACGCGATCAGCGCAGACGGCGAAGAATACCGGACAAAAAAGGTCAATTCGGTGCATCAGGACATCTTGCAGCTTAAGGGCAAGAGCAATGTCCTTGAACGTACGATTGAGGAAACCAAATCCACGATCACCGATGTAGAAAAGGGCTTGCAGTCGCAGATCACGCAAAACGCGGAATCTATTACGATGGAGGTTAAGCGGGCAACGCAGGCAGAGGGATCGCTGTCCAGTAAGATCACCCAGACAGCAGAAAGCATCACAGCCGAAGTAACCAGAGCCAAGGGCGCAGAGGAAGCAATGTCGAGCCGGATAACCCAAACGGCGGAAAGCATCACGACAAAGGTCAGTAAGGGGAGCGTGTCTTCCGAAATCAGTCAGGAATCAGACAAGGTTACATTGACGGCAAATCGACTGATTGTGAACAGCACTGGATTTAACCTGGACGGAAACGGGAATGCCAGCCTTTCCGGAACGATTACCAGTAGCGTGATGAATGCAAGCACCATTACCGGTACTACGATCACCGGCTCCACGTTTCATGCAATCGGAGATACTGTCGCCGACGAAACGCGATTTGATGTCAGAACATCTGCAGATCCCAACTACGCAACGTTCATATCTGCCGGCGGTTGCCGATCAGAGGGACCAACTTACTATGGATATATCGGTCATAACGAGGTCGGCGTTAAAGCACGGAATGACAGCTATAAGGCTATACTCAATAGCTTGGGGCTTGATACGAGCGGCGGTATTATCGCCGGTGGATCAATGCAGGTCTATGGAGCCAAGAATCGGATCATAGAAACCGAGAATTATGCGGAGCGGTTGCAATACTGCTATGAGACACCTACGCCGATGTTTGGGGACGTTGGCGAGGGAGCTATAGACAAAACTGGAAAATGCTATGTGTGGTTGGATGATGTTTTTGCAGAAACCATAGATACAGATGTGCAGTACCAGGTATTTTTGCAGGCTTACGGTGAGGGCAATGTGTATGTCAATGAGCGGTCACCGTCTTATTTTGTGGTCTGCGGCACACCGGGACTTGCATTTGGTTGGGAGATCAAGGCAGTACAGAAAGGATATGATACGGTCCGGCTTGAAAGTTTTGAAAAACCAGTCCACGAAGAAACGGCAACCGATGTGACATATCAGCTATTAGATGATCTCGAAGCCGACAACGAAGATAGCGCAGAGACAGCGTATCAATATCTTGAAACCCTATTATATGACACTGAAAAAGAAAGCGAGGAAGTGGCAGCATGAAAAATATTAAAGGTATCGCATTTGCGAATGACGGAAACATGCGACGGCTTGCAATTACCTACGATGAGGTGAATAGTGACGGAAAGGTTACTGGACAGAACATCAAGGTAAACCGTGTTGTAACAGACGAAGAGTGCTTTAAGGCACTGACTACCGTAGAAACTTATGCACAGTCGATTTTAAGCAAAGAAGAATAGAGGTGGTCACATGAATAAGGCTTGTAATCGGACTATCTGGGAGAATTACCCAAGCATCAAGACACCGGTTAATAAACAGAATCTTAACAAAATAGAGGCGGCAGTGGATGAAATCGATGATCGTGTCATTGCTATGGATGTGTCCAAGGTTGATCTGGCGAAAGCCAATGAACTTGTGAAAGAAATCTTATGGGATGAATCAGACGGTACACTGACTGTGGTTAAGATGAACGGTTCAAAGGCGATCATTGATACCAAGCTGGAAAAGCTGGCTGTAAATTTTGATTATGATCCGCAGACACAGCAGTTAATCATCACGCTTGATGATGGCACGAAACAGTATGTTGATCTGTCTGCGCTGATTACGCAGTATGAGTTTCTGGAATCTGACACCGTAGCATTTGAATTGACAGCAGAGGGCAAGGTTAAGGCTATTGTAAAAGAGGGCAGTATCGAAGAAAAACACTTACAGCCTAACTATTTGGCTGACATAAAGGTTGAGGTTGCCAAGGCGCAGCAATCCGAGACTGCCGCGGACACGAGTGCAAAAGCGGCGCAAAGCTATGCTGTGGGCGGTACCGGGACAAGAACCGGCGAGGATGAGGATAATGCCGAGTATTACTGCGCAAAGGCGGCGGAGTACAATGCGAACATAGAAAAGCGGTTACGGCTTGCCACATTCGGTTTGAATGACGATGGCGAGTTGATCTACACAGATAATAC